TTATAATGAATAACCATCCGATCCCACGGCGTGGGGCATGGATGGGGCAAACTCACTCAATTTCTGGTTGAGGATGAGTACCTGGTCCTGGTTATTTTCAGCCATCCAGGATCCGTACACCCGGTAAACCATTTGCGCGTCGGTGTGGCCCATTTGCTTCGCGATGAAGTTCGGGTTAGCACCGGCAGCCAACGACCAGCATGCATACGTGTGTCGGGACTGGTATGCTCTGCGATAGCGAATCCCGGCGCGTCGCATTGCCGCTTCCCACGACTGGTTAATCGACCCCACTGCGTAATGATGCCCGGCACGGCCATTACGTGATGCGATCTGCGGGTTGAACACGAACGTGCATGGATGCACATCGGTACGGCCATACTCGCGCAGTTTCACCTCAACCTGATACTGCTTACCCAGGCGTGTCAGTTCTGCCTGACTCTTCAGCACGTCGATCGCTGGCTGAATGAGGTTGATGATACGGTCCGTCCCGGCCTCTGTTTTCGGAAGGGTGAACTCCTTCGTTAACGTGTGGTTCCGGCGGATCATCATCGTACCCGCTTTCAGGTCGATATCTTCCCAGGCCAGCGACACAAGTTCTCCGTGGCGCACGCCGGTGTAGACGGCAAGAGACCACATGTTTTTCAGTTGCTGGTGGGCGCAGGCGTTAATCAACCTGACAAACTCATCGCGCGTCAGCGGGTCAGGCTCGCATCGTGACCGCTTAAGCATGGCGATCCCGGTGAACGGATTCACCCGTACATAACCGCTATCAGCGGCAAACTTAAACATCCCGCCCATGGTCTTCATGTAGTTGTTGACCGTCCTGACTGAGCGACCCTTAACCGGCGTTTTCTGCCCGACTTTCAGCGTGTGATAACCGGTCAGCAATTCCTTCCTGATAAACAGCAGATCTTCCTGCGTTACCGCAGATACCAGCCTGTCCCCACCAATCCTGGGCACCATGTTGCGCGCTATAGATGCATAGCGTGACATCGCGTTGGTGCTGATCTCCATACGCTTCAGTTCAAGCCACTTGTTCGCCAGCTCCAGCACGGTGATTTCCTTGCTCTCCACCCCAAACCTTTTCAGGTTAGGCGAGTCTGGGAATTGCGCTGCATAGTTGAAGTTGCCGGTCTTAATCGAAAAGCACACCGACGCGCGCAGCTCGCCAGCGACCTTTCTGTTTTTTGGTGTATCCGGCACGCCGAGGCTTTCACGCACCCGGCTGCCTTTATAGATGAACCATATGCGGAGCGTACCGCCATGGTTTTCCACGCCTGTTGGGTATGCTGACTTAGCCATTATTCCCTCCTGACGTCCAAGAGCCCGCTAAGCATAAACGGATCTTCATTGGCGCGCACCCGGCTGTTTCTTTTTGAGGCTTTCAACCCACTGATCGATGGCTTTGTGGTTATACAAGCACTCGCTGTTTTCCTTTGGGATGCTGTCAGGCGACATGTGGACGTACTCCCTTCCACACAGCCAACTTTTCTTGCGGGCCCGCGCTATCGTTCCCGGGCGAAGCCCTGTCATTTTCACAAGCAGGTCTTCTGTCACCCACTCGCTGGGCACGATTTGAATGATTTCGCTCATGATCGCTCCTATGACATCGTTTTATAAAACTGCGGACCGTCTGGCGTGGCCGCGCGTAATTCGTTTTCCGGATGCACTGAATAATTTCGGTCGTCCCACCGCACCCAGAACTGCGGATGGTCGCCGTCCGGGTCCTGAAGGCTATCCACTACGCCATTAATACCGCCGGCCTTCTTCTGGACTAATGCGCCCACATTAAAAGCAGCCATTGCACACCTTCCGGTTCGTGAAGAAATGAGATGAAAGCGCCCAGCGCCATAAGTGCGGCGATGAGCCAGGTCATGGGGTTTAATTGCATGATTAACTCCCAAAAGAAAACCCGCTCAGTGGCGGGTTCTATTTAGGTGAGGCAGGGATGTGGCGAACGGTCTATTCGGGCATTAAAGCGAGGAAATCTTTTTTATAAAGTTCTTTCAATTCAGACATAACCTCGGCAGAGGCCATTTCATGGGTAAGCAAAGTTCTGCCCAGACGTTTCTCAGCATCCTGCTGAAAATCTGAAAAACTCCCGATCAATACCCCAGTGTAGCCAGTTAGGATGGTGCACTGCTGTTGTGTCAGTTTCATCTAATTCCTCCTTTATGATGTCGGTATTCTATCGCACTAAGTTTTCGCACCCAATAGCCAGCTCATAACTGGCTATCAGTTGCGTCATGGTTTGATGTGAAGGCGCGGCTCGCCGTCTTTCGGCTCCGGCCACTGGCGAGCCATATTCACCTTCAGCTTTTCTTCAAGCGCCGCGGTGATTTGCTCATCGGTGATACCGGCGCGCCGCTGTGCGTCCCACAGCAGGAACTGCATATCAGCCCATTCGCTGAGGTCGCCGGGATCGGCAGCAGCTTCCAGCGCCTCTTTCGACAGATGCTTCAGCGGCCCGACGGGGCCGACGTTGCCGAAGGTCTTTTCTGACCATTCAGCGTGGCGCCGCCGGATCAGGTTTCTGGTGAACTGCGATTTCTTCGATTCGTAAAATTTCACGCTCTCTCCTCACGCCGCACGCTGGGCGCGCAGCTTCTTCAGGTGTTCTGCTGTTTCTATTTCTTCGGCGATCCGCTCGGCCAGTGCTTTGGTCAGCGGTTCAAATTCGTGCTGAAAGCGGCCCATGCTGGCGATGCAGGTGCGGCCGTTGCGGATGTAGTGGACTACTTCGTGGGTAGAGCTGAGGATTTTGCAGGGTTCACCGAACATGTCGGCGTACCAGGTATTAGGCTGGATTATCCTGAGCATTGGCTGACTCCTGTAGAGTAAGGAATACGACCATCGCTGCTCTAAGTGGGTTGGCGTGAACATGCCCATCGCCGGAATAAATCATCTGAACATCGTCGCCAGTGGTCCCATCAACCGCGGTATCATCAGGAACGCAAAGCCACTCGTTGTCCGCATTGATCAGGCTTAGCTTGTGACCAACAATGATCGGCCATGCGTCTGCCGGATCGCTTGTAAATGAAAAACCATATTGCACGCGCTTTGGTGTGCCCTCGTTTATCACGAAACACGCCCTTCCAGAAACGTCATAACAATTCCAGTTTTTTATATCTGGATGAATGCAAATGGAAACTCGTTTGTTAATTTCAAAGTCGCTTAGCTTGCTGTAATCCATCACTCCTCCTCCACATACAGCGACCAACCACTGATGGCGTCAACCCATCGCTTCGTTTTGCGCCCAAGGCCATGAGTCCCCATGCGAAGTACTGCCTCTTTCCCGACCACATCGACAACTTTGTAGAGGAAGCCCCGCGGCGACTGCCATACCTCGCCAATCTGGAAGCGCTCACCCTTAATGACTTTTCCCGGCATCACATCCCCCTCTGCTTATTCCGTAACTCCATCTCACCCTGACAACTCACGCACATCGTGCATCCCGGGTAAGCCTGCCTTCGCTCGTCGCTAAGCTGGTCATCGCACTCTTCGCAATGCGTTGCTGATACTGCGTTGTGGTTGAGTCGGTGAGCGGCAATAGCCTGTTCGCGCATCATCGTTTCGAGAGCGCTGGCTTGATCGATGATTTCAGTCATGCTACACACTCCAATTCATTCAGGCCTTTACGGACAGCATCTACAACCCGTTCTAGATACTGATAATGATGGTTCGGCACAGAAGGCCATTTTGCGTACCATGGGTCATCACCAAACAGGCTAAGAAGCTTGTTACCGACAAGATAGTCACAGCAACTAGCCTTCACGTCATCAGCACCTTCTGCCTCATCCCACATGTCGCGGGCTTCATTGCCGTCGATTTCCTGCCACCGGCGCAGCTTGATGATCTCGCTCTTAACGAAGGCGAGGTTGGCGTCATTGTCATCATCAACAGTGCTTTGTAGTTCCGGGTCGAAGTAGCCGATCAGGTACTCGTTGCTGACGCGCTTAATAAACTCCTGCACAGAGTCACCGCCCATCGCAAACCATGCGCCAGTCCACGCTTTCCCGTAGCAGGTAATGGTGATACGGCCTTTCCCAGGCTCGTAGTTTTCAATCATCACCCGAACTGGGTCGAGCCTATCAAGCTCTGTAAGCGTGAAGGCCAAAACATCCATTTGCTCAATCTTCATGGTCAGTGCTCCCTGAACTGGCCGTTGATCCGACCAATCGTGTAGACGAACAACAAAAAAGGGACGCCAAGTCCCTTTATCTTCTCGAAGTGCTTAGCCAGTAGTGGCCTGCTGACGGCGTCGAATTTCGGCTTTGGCTTCTTCGCCAGTGCAGCCTTCAGCTCGTCGTTGCAGCGCTTTGCAGTCGAAAGCAGCACATTTTCCTGCTCTACGGTCATTCGCTTCATGCTGCCTCCCGCCGGGCGAGGAGCTTCGCTCCGAAAGTCATTAATACGTCGCGCTCCACGAAAGTGGACTCGCAGTGAGTGCGCGGGAATGGGCGCCAGATGATGAGCATCGATCCTTTATTGTTCCCCGATACCGGTTTACCTGTGACTGGGTTGATGAATGCCAGCCGGCCGGCAGTGATGAATCGCACCTCGCTGGCAGTCTCGATAGCCTCACGGAACCAGCCGACGGACGTATCAGCCGGAACCAGCATGACGGTGCCGATCTGGTTCTTGCTTTCCGCTGCGGCTTTCTTCACGAATGGCGTGATGTCGCTATAAGGCGGATTGAGCCACGCATAGCCGGGGATGGTGAGGTAATCGGCCCACGGCGTTTCAAGCGTGTCCTGCTCGGCGGTGATGAACTTGCGGCATAGCGTGTTGTGAGGTGCTGCGGCGGCATCCAGTTGAAAGCAGAACTCAGCATCCAGTGCTGCGAAAAGTGCCGGCGGCGTTCGCCATAAATCACGCTGCTCTGCCGGGGTATTGCTCCCACCATAACCAGAGTGAACACGAGTTTCGATAACGGCAACTGGAGCTTCTTCCTCCTCAGGGATAGAGTTATCTTCAATCTCGCACGTAAGCGCCTCGCAGCTTTCGGTGCAGGAGTTAGGGTCGTACCCACCGCCACCCTTAATTGTTGCGGCTATATCCTCGCGTGAACTGTCAGAGAACATAGCGATAACGCTTTCAAGGGAGTTGTTCCCTCGGTACATGATCTTACCTTCCTGCTGCCTACGCTCAACCGTCCGCACTGAAGGGTCGGTGATGAGGCTCCAAAACTCAGCGGCGAGCTCAGGCTCGTCGCGGGCGGCGAGGGCGATCTTGTTTATCCCCTTCTTCACGCAGAATACGCAGTTGCCAAGGTGCTCAGGAATTCCGAGATCAAATGGCTGTTCCTTCCACCAATCCAGCACGTCCTGCTTCTCAAAGTCACTGATGTCAGCCAGATAGCTGACGCATTCACGCTCTTTAAGCCTGCGCTGCTCGTCTGCACGAATGCCGATCCATGTGTGATACTGGCCGAATGTTTCCCGGCAATATCTCTCGAACACTTCCATCTTCATGGTCCGGGTGCAGAACGCGCCGTGGACGTATGGGGTGCCGTACTTTTCGCAGACATCTTTCCATGGCTGAAGATCAGGGCCGATATCATCAAGCGGTACCACCGAGTAACTGTTTGCCTTACCCAGTTCAGGGTTAACCTTTACACGGAGGCAGATCAGGTTAATCGACCATTCGCGCGCCAGCTTCTTGATGAACTCGTAGGTCCCTCTGTGCTCTGCCCCTGTGTCCATGTAGACATAGTGAACCTCTTCGCCAGACAGTCTCCTTTGCTCCATTAAATGGACGAGATATGCCGAGGTTCTGCCGCCAGAGAAACTGACAACTTGAGGTATGCTCATGCCGCCTCCTGCCTTTCCCGATATTCCTCAGCGAGCCGCTGCGCCTTTAATGGATTGCTGACCACTTCACCCCATGGCATTAGCCAGCCGTTACCAATGAAGGGAAGGCACAGCGTGCCAACACTGATGTCGTCGTGAGCGTGAGTCATAGGATGGACTCCATTTCGTCGATGTACAGGCCCTGAGCAATCAGGCGGCTACGGCGGGCGGCACGTTCAATGCACTCCTGCCGTCTGCCTTCCTGCGATTGCTCTATGGCGCGTCGGGTGAACAGCCGCGATTTACCTTGCGGCGTTACAACCTTCGGTTTCGTCACGAGGCTAAATGTCCGGTCACAGATGCCGTCCTCATTGAGCCATTTCTCCGATTCAACTATCTTCGCTATCTGCCCGGAGCCGCGGGTAATGCCATTGGCCACCCGGTTAAACTCGATGAGAGTTACGCCGAATTTCTCAGCGATTTCTCTGCCGGTTACTGGACGTCCGCGCGTCTGAATCATCCAGATAACGCGCTCACGGAGGCCGGAGAATTGCCCGGTTCGCCCGGGCCTGCGGTAGAAGGGTGTACGTTTCATGACGGCACCTACTTAATAATGAGTGAAGGTTTGCCGAGTTTTATTTGCGCACCAGGTACATCCACGCCAGCTTCGATTTGGTGTTTGATAGCCAATTTGTCTGGCTTGATGCTCGTCTCGTATTCGACGAATTCAGGAGGAAGCGCGCTGGCATCCGTAATTTCAACGGACTTAGACGGCGCGCGAACCGTTACCTGATGAATGCCTGCCTTCAGTGATTTCTTTCCCGCTGTTTCGAGGGAGGTAGCCACATAATCTTTCATGCTCGACACTCGGTTTTCTGCGGCTTTTGCGCGCTCTGCAAGACGCTTGCTTTCTTCTTTCAGCGCCTCGGCATAAGCAGATTCGTTTTTGCAAACAGCAAGAATCTGCTCGACCTTTGCTTCCAGTTCCCACTCAATGCCATCAAGGGTGTCGGCTATCATTTCAGGCTCCATGCCTGAATCAGTCAGCTTTGCGAAATCATTGGCGATCTGGTAAAGAGCTGTCATTGCGTAACCTCTTCGAATTTTGCTTTGCACTTGGCGTAGACGGCCTGCACCTCTTGTTGAAGCTGCATTCCGACCGTCATTTTGTAAGCTGCCTGGAAGTGGGTTTTGAGAGCATGCATATTTTTCGCCTGCTTCATGTCCTCACATAGTGACTGGATGGTGTTGGTAAGTTCCTGTTTTGCGTTTTCTTCTGACTGGATGATTTCGCTTTCTGGGGTGTATGGCATAACTGGCTCGGTGTATATGCCTTCGCTTTCGTTGAGCACATCGACGGCATTATCCAGACGGTCAGCACGCGGCCAGTATTTATAGGCTCTTTTGACGATCGTCTTCCTTGCCATCTCAGACCAGAAGTTGACCCATGGGCCTTTTGGTGATGTTCCCGCTTTGCTCACTTTCCTGATTTCTTCTATCTCAGCGAGACTCATCTCTTCAGTCAGATAGTCGCCATCAGCGGTTTTAACTGTGCAGTAGCCACCGATAACGGCGCCGCGAGCGTCAGGCGTGGCAAACGGGTTGTATTTATGAGCTGGCGCCTTATCGAGACCTAGTGTCTCGTAGTCGTCGCTTGCATGAACTAGCTTGCACTGACCCCACTTGATGACGCCAACTGACTGGGCGATGTGAAGAAGGCCCATATAGCTGATATCGAGGCAGACCATACCGTCGCGCGGAACCAGATAAGCCAGTTTGCTTGCAGGGTTCAGGCTAATGCCGACAGCTGCAACGTTGATAATCGCGTTCTGGGCGCTGGTGGGGTTGGCAATCGCCGTTTCTGCCAATTTTTGATTACGCTGGAATAACTGGATAGCGAACTGGCATTCCTTTGCCCACGTCAGAGACTGGTCGGTAAGGGCACCGACAAACAGCGGCTCCTGCTCCTTAACGAACTGAATCAGATCGAAGCTCATAATCACTCCTTAAAACGGGCAGGGCGCTTGGCGCTGCCATTCTTCTTCGGCGCGGGCATGCGCGCAGGCCGATATGTATTTGTTGTATGCCTCTTCGGCCCTTTCTCCGATAAGCGCAAACTGGGCTTCCTGGGGCAGGAACAAGCTGCTCATTTCCAGAGGTTTCGCAGGGAACATGGCGATCAGTTCTTTAGCCCGGTCGTCGATCCACTTCTCTTTCTCGTCGTCGAGTTGCTGTTCAACCCAGCGCCGATCTTCGATTCGGTCGTAAGTGAGGTATGTGTTCATGACTGAACTCCTGAAATTTGGATGTGCAGATCCCGCCCGCAGAAAGCCAGGCCGATCGGTTGAACAGGGTGGTTGGTATCAGTGAACCATTGGCTCGCCGCGCTCATTCAGCAGCACAACGACGGAATCACTTTTGATGATGGTTTTTTCGAAGATGTTGAAGGCGTACAGGCCTTTCTCAACGTTCGCAGAGGCGCGATAAGTTTTGCCGTGGTGTTGCAGCATTGTGCCCGGTAAAACCTCGCTACGTGGCACTGATGCGGTGCCGTAGTGCATTCCAATCATACCTTCACCTCTACCTGTACCAGGAGGCCAGCCATATGCATCTGCCAGCGGTTAAGCGTCAGCTTTTCACGCGGTGCCGATACGGACGTCAGCTGCCACTCGTTATCGTTGAGCTTTTTGGCGGTGTACTTCTTTCCGTTATGGGTGACTGTCATGATGCCTCCCGCTTTTCTTTGATGTCGGCGCGGAGGTGAATCTCTTTCCCATCAGCTGTCGGGAATATCAGGATGTCATCGCGAACCGCGAGAAGATGGGCCACTGCAAATAGCGCCTCGTCTGTGACATCAAATTTCTCACCGGTGAACTCGCGAACACCGGGCGCCAATTTGCTCGGCTTTGAACGACCCGCGAAAATTCGCTTCGTCAGGCCTGTAAAACCTACTGTGATTGGGTTGCTCATAAATCCTCTTGGCCTTATCGCGGCGAACGGAACGGTTAATACAAGACTTCTGCGCATTTATTCAGTGTTTCATTGGGCGGTGGATGGCCGCCGGTTGTCATAAATGGGCAGACTCGAAAATCTGCCTATGTATGGCCGATAAAAAACCCGCCGGAGCGGGTTAATCTTCTTTTTCTCTTTCAACCGCGTCGGCTAATGACTGATCAACTTCAATGGTCTGCATGAAACATTCGTCATCAACGTCTTCGTATTGCTCCCTGAAGCTATCGGCGAGAGTGGAAACTGGATTCCATCTCATACCGCCAGCTGCATGCTCCGCGTCACCATCTGATCCACAATCCCAAGTGGAACCATCAGGTTCTCGCTCTAAAAAACCGACACACTCTGTCTTCTGTGGATTCCAGACCAGAACAACTTTTGCCATCGCTTTACCCTCTGTCGTTACCCGCTGATGCGGGAGAAATGCTTTGGTCGGTGTGGTGGACTGGCACTGAGTCGCCACTCTCACTTACTTCCTGACGCCCTGTTTTCTGTATTGGCAAACAACTATCTGCCCAGCCGGTTTTCAGGTCTTATCACACTGCTAGCGTTGCACCTCGCTTGAGGACACCGCCACCACACCCCAAAGCACTTCGCCACAACGAAAAGAGCACTACCGCGTTTTGCCATTCCATCCTGGCTTTTGGTACTGCAATGGCTGCGAGATTATTTTTTGCATGCCAGCGCTCTTTTCGTTGTGAGCCGTCTCTCCGGCTGTCACCCTTGGCGTTTCATCCAGTTGCAGGCCGTAGCCACTTACCAGACGGACGCCACTCGAACTTCGTGTTGCGGGTTACACCTGTACTACGCGTCGAGTCCGCGCCCCGCAGTTAGCCTCTCATGCGGGGAAAGCTGTGTTTTTGGCAGTAGGTTGCCAGCCAGGCAGCTAAGATTTGTTCATTAAGCGCCAACTCCCTGCCAGTGTTGCCCGTTCTCACGCCGTTCTCGCTCTCGCGCGGGGATACTCTCTCACCGACCGGATCGCACCCGGTGATACAGCACTTTTTCGTGTGGGGGTCTTAACAGGTCATTGACGCTGTAAATCTGCATGTTGTTAAAAAGCAGGCGACTTGCTGTCCGCCGCTGGCTAACTTCGCTCAGCTGTCGATGTTTCGTTTCGATGAACTAACAATAGCTAAAGCGATTATTTGAGTCAATCGCCAAAACGATATTTATCATCGATAAAGCTATAATTGCATGATTGTTAAAGCGATTTTTATTGAAATTTATTTACGTGGTATGCTGATTTTTTTTGGAGGGGGATACGCATGGACCATAAAGAATGGGTTGATAAGCTCCGCTGGCTAAGCCCAGAGCAGATCGTTCAGGTTCACTTTGGACTTCAGGAGGATATCAAGAAATATTACAAGCTGAGGGGAGAGGGCGATAACCTCGCAAGGGCCGAGCATTTATGCGAACAAATGATTGCGCTATCTGAATTGGCGTTTCCGGCTTTGCGTCATGCTCATGACAAAAGGGTGGAAGAGTACGAATCGTTAACTGGAAATAAGTATCCCAGTGAATTTTATCCTCCGTCACATTATGGGTACTCTCAGTTGTCAGTCATCCTGAAAAAAAGAAAGGAGTTTCAGCGTATAGAGGATATACGTGAAAAGTTGATTAAAGAGGGTTGGAGATGCTAGCCCGGGAGCCGGGCTATGCGAAGCGCTTATAGTCGATGGACTGTCTGAGCAACACCTTCGCCATCACGTAGAACGCGTCCTCATCCTCAGGTTCGACGTACCATTTTTCGTAAATCGGGTTATCGGATATTACTGCCAGGCGGTCACGCTGCATCTGAAGACGCTTAACATGGAGGGTTTTTCCGAAGACAAAGACATACACCCCGTCACCATCAAAATGCGTAACGCCGGTATCAACGAAGATCTGATCACCAGGCGAAATAGTCCCATCCATACTGTCGCCATTCACGGTAATGACTTTAACGTGCGTAGCTGGCCGGTTGCCAAATAAAGCGCGCGCCTGTTCAGTTGTGTATTCGATGGCCCGGATAGTTTCAATGAAATCGCTGGTTACCAGTGTGCCTGGCCCAGCACTGGCTTTAACGTCGAGTACATCCACGCGATAAATCCCATTCAGTGACGGCTTAACCTGGTATAGCGCAGTTGGCTCTCTGGCGCCACCGGCAGCCATTTCCCCCTCACCAGTAGAAAGCCATTCAGGGCGAACACCAAGTACAGAGGCAATCTCAACGGTTTTTCGAGAGCCTTTAGCATTCTTTAGTAACTTATTTACGCTGGACTGAGCCATGTCGACCTCTTTAGCTAATCGACCCTGTGTATATCCAGCGTTTTCCATTGCCTGCGCTAAGCGCTCCGAGAATCCCATATTCACCTCTGTTAATGACTCCTTTAACTCTATCGCTCAAGCGATTATTTAGCAAAAAATCGCCTATGCGATTGACATTCGCTAAAGTGATAACCATAATCGCTTTAAACTGATAGCTGAGGTGATTATGAAGACCCCAACAGTAGAGAAGAACTCCGCAGTAGAGAAAGCGATCGCCATCGCTGGCAGCCAGAAAGAACTGGCAAAACGTTGCGGCAAAGCTCAGTCCACTATCTGCGACTGGCTTAACGGAAAGAAACGCATCTCCCCAGTTCACGTTCCTGAGCTGGTGAAAGCGGTTGGTGGTGAAATCCAGGCTCATGAATTCCGCCCGGATCTGCCGTCCATCTTTCCACACCCTGACAACCATGCCGCTTAACGGCGGCCTTAACAACGAAAGGGAAAGCAATGCATTCACTTGCGTATCAACAAGGTAACAAATTTTCGCCAACTGCGATGATTTACCAGAATCGCCGGGAACCTGATTCCAGGGCGTTAAACATCGATGGGATTCGTGCAGCTGTTCGCGCCTGGGCAGCTGATTGCCGCAGCCGTGAATTTGTCGCGGCGCTGATTGTTGAAGAGTGGCGGGCAACCGGCGGCACCGGTCTGGATATCCCGACTGACTCGCACCGCCAGATGCAGAAGGTATTCCGCTGGATTGATGGCGACACCGAATACGCCGCCAACAACATTCGCCAGCTGGCCCCGGCAATCATGGCCGTCCTGCCGCTGGAGTACCGCCATCGACTTCTCCCAGAGGACAGCTTCATGTCCCGCTTAGCACGACTTGAGAAGGAAACGAGTGAGGCGAAAGTGGCCGTTGCGATGAACGCCCCGCGTCACCAGAAGCTCAAGGAACTCAGTGAGGGGATCGTAGAGATGTTCCGTGTCGACCCGGACCTGACCGCGCCGCTGATGGCCATGGTCACTTCAATGCTGGGGGGTATGTGAGAACTACAGAAATGGCGAAAGCCGGTCTGCGCGAACAGAACCGACTTTCTGGTGCAAAAACGACAGTAGTTGCAGGAGGAATAATGGCAAAAAATCCACGCTATTACCATACCGCTGTACATAAAAACATAACCCGCGACCTCTTCATCCGCTCGGTTAATCCGATTGTGGCAGAGAAGATGCGCGCCATCCTGGAAGAACTGAAACGTAAGGAGAGTGGCCGTGGGTAACCTCGCAAAAGTAATACCTTTCAGACCGTCTGTAACGGTCGTGGAGCGTCAGGTGGCAGATATCGATGATGGGTATACCCGCATCGCTAACGAGCTGCTGGAAGCGGTTATGGCTGCTGATTTAACGGCTCGCCAGCTGAAGGTCGTTCTGGCGGTGATCCGCAAAACTTACGGGTTCGGGAAAAAGTTTGACCGCATTACCAATACCCAGATTGCAGCAATGACCGGCATTCACCATACGCATGTCTGCAAGGCCAAGAACGAGATGATTGCAATGAACATCATCGTTACCAACGGCCTGGCGATCGGGGTGAATAAGGTGATTTCTGACTGGAATTTTAGCATTAGCCAAAATGGCAAATCATTAGCCGAAACAGCTAATGAAACATTAGCCAAGTCAGCTAATACCCATAAGCCAACTCAGCTAAACACAAAAGAAACTATTCAAAAGAAAGAAAGAAAAGATCCCCCTAAATCCCCCCAGGGGGAAAACTCACTCGCTCAGGAAGTGATGGATTACTTCAACGAGCTAACCGGTAGTCGTTGTGCTGCGCTGGCACCTTTTGAGAAAGCTCTCTCCACGGTGAAGAGCAAAGACCAGTGCTACACAGCTGAAGAGCTGAAACTCGTTATCCGCTGGGCCCATGTGAACTGGGGTCACAGCTTCAAGCCAGAAAACCTGTGCCGTATGACCCGCTTTGATGGATACCTGTCAGACGCCCTGATATGGGCGGATGGTCAGGGAAGCAATCCGGCAGCCTGTCCGCACGAAGAGATCATCAAGCTCTGGAATGAAAAATTCCCTTCGAAGGCCGTTTCACTGCATGAGTGGAACCGCCGCCGTCCGGCCTATCGAGACCTGGAAGCTGTGTGGAACGGCAAAACCACCCAGGGCAACTGGCGAGAACTGAAGCACATGGGAATGGCCTTCGAGCTGATTAGCAAGTCTTCCCTGTTCGGCACCAGAGGCGATCAGCCATGGCTGACTCTCGACTGGATACTGAATCCGAAGAACTGGGGATCTGTCTACGAGCAGGCCATCAACGAGCACCGTGAGCGCAAGGGAGTCAAAGCATGAGCCGTTTTATTGATTTATACGTTGAGCAGGCCGTCATTGGCGGAATAATGCTTGCAGCAGGTCGCGCAGATGGCGCCGACATGGCTACCGATGCGATTGAGGGCCTGACTGAGGACCACTTCACAGCAACGCCCCATAAAGTGGCTCTGCGGTCCTATAAGCGACTCAACGAATCCGGTTCGAAGATAGACCTGCTTACGCTGACCAGCGATCTTGAGCAGCTCGGGGTGCTTGAGAGTGCGGGTGGTTTCGCTTACCTGGCTGAATGCAGCAAAAACACTCCGTCTTTCGCCAACCTTGCAGCCTACTGCGAAAAGCTTCGTGAAATGTACCTTGGTCGCCGTATGACCATGGCGTTACAGGTTGGGATCCAGAAGCTGTCCGAACCAACGACCGAGGGTATTGCTGACATCATTGGCAACATTCAGGCCGACATCTCTGGAATTGAGCACAGCGCTGACTACGGAACTGAACACATCACCACTGGCATCGACATGTCGCTGGAAACAATCCAGGCGATCATCAATGGCGACATCTGGAAATATAAAACAGAGCTCGGCATGTCGACCATCGATAGCGCTTTCGGAGGATTCAACAATACGGATTTTATCGTCGTTGGCGGGCGCCCTGGCATGGGGAAAACCATGTTTAGCACCACAGTGACAGAAACCGTAGGCCTGAAAAACAAAAAGCCGGTGCTGTTCTTCAGTCTCGAGATGCCAGTGGAACAAATCTCTGAGCGAGTCGCTTTCCACCGGGCGCGGGTAAGCAAAGAAGACCTGCTGAGCAAGGTTAGCGGAAAAATGGACGAGGCATGGGGAAAGGTTAGTCACTGCATGAAGGAGTTCATCGACTCTCCGATCTACATCAATGACAAGCCATCCCTGAGCGTTCACCAGGTGCGTGCGGAAGCGCGGCGTATGAGTAAGAAGTTGGGCGGACTGGGCGTGGTAATCGTCGATTATCTCCAGAAGATGCGGATGTCAGACCCGGAGAACATGAACCGCAGCGTAGGGGAGATCGCCACTGGCCTGAAGAACCTGGCGAAAGAATTGCGTTGCCCGGTCATCGCTCTGGCCCAGTTGAACCGAAACCTGGAGCAGCGCGCTAATAAGCGTCCCGTTGCGGCAGACCTGCGAGAGTCTGGCGTTATTGAGCAGGAGGCAGATGTGATCTTCATGGTTTACCGGGATGAGAAGTACAACGAAAACACCGAACTGAAAGGCATTACCGAAATCATCTGTGTGAAGTCCCGCCATGCGCCGGGGGCAGAAAAGACCTACCACTTCAGCAGCCGCTACTCCGGCCTGGACCCGGTAGATTTCACCTACAGCGGCCAGATGCAACAGGAGGCTGACTATGAGTGCTAAGACGATGAAAGGCAAACAGGCAATTCTGCGTTATCTCGAAACGCACCGGACCTTTACCGCGAAGGATGTGGCCACAGAGTGCGGCATGACCATCAACTGCATCACGAAGAACGCTATCGATCTGGAGCGGGCCCGGAAGATTGTCCGGATTAGCAAGGTCTGGCGAACGGTGACTTATCGCCTGGCGACGCAGGAAGAGCAGGACGGTACCGCGCGCAGCTGCACCAATGGAATATTTCAGGAGTGCCGCAACAGCGCGGCTATGAAGCGAGTATTGATGGTTTGGGGGAGGGTATGGGTATGAGCGAATGGAGTGATTATCGCTTGATGGTTAGGACCATGGCGAAGGGTAACGGTGTAACGCTCATCAGCATCGCCAGGCACTGCGGCGTATCGAACAGGAAACTTAATCAGATTCTCCAGGCGGGGCCATCCAAAGAACAGGAAGAACTCATAGCCGAAGCTCTGGGGTGCGCAGGGTGTGACCTTGCGGAAATCCACAGGCAAATGGGCGAGTTATCAGACAAGTACGGGAGGGCAGGGGTATGAAAATTTACATCGCAGGACCAATGACGGGTTACGAAAATTACAACCGTCCGATGTTTAACGCAGTAGCACAGCAGATGTTATCAGGTGGTCATGTGGCATTAAATCCGGCCACGCTCCCGGATGGTTTATCTCAGCGTGAGTATATGGACATCTGCCTGGCGATGCTTCGCTGCGCCGACGCCATTCACATGCTGCATGGGTGGCAAGAGTCGGAAGGTGCTGTCGCTGAGCATGCCATGGCTAAAAAGCTGGGAATTAAAATTTCTTACCAATTTGAAGGAGCCGCCCAATGAGCAACATCGACAAACAGGCGCTGCGTTGGAAAGCAGAGAAAGCGACGCAGGGAGAGTGGTGGTCAGACTCGTGCGGTAATGAAGGAGCATATGGTTCGGGCGAAGACTGCGTGGAAGGTTTCACATCTTATGCTGTCTACGACGAAAATAATCAAATCCTGCTGGATACACTCAACTCTACGTCGGCATGCATTCAGGAAGAATACGACGGGGAATGCCATATTGCCTGGGATGAAGTTGGGCAGCGCAATACTGAGTTCATCGCCGCAGCTAACCCAAAAACCGTGCTGGCGCTGCTGGATGATCTGGAAGCCGCAGAAAATATAACCGTCGAAATGCCAACCTTCGACGGCTATGTGCCAGACGTTGCGCGGGAACTTCAAGCAGCATTCCGTATTGCCTGCGTTGACGCTGGTATCAAAATCGCCGCCAGCAGCCCTAAAGGAGAGTGAGGATGAAACAGGGTGACATTATCGAGAGCATCCACACCGGAAACAGATTCATCATCGAATACATCTCTAACGATGGTAAAAGTTTTGTGCTGGTCTATCAAAACGATGCAGTTCAGCCGTCTCGGAGCTATTCGGACCATGATATCAGACGCAGTTTCAGGAAGGTGAACCTATGAGCGAACTAACCAAAGAATGGCTTTCGCAGAAAATCGCAGCAATGGAAGCTGCCCGCAATGAAATCCCGTTCGGCCTGGACGAAGACGACAGCAACACGCTGGCTGCTCTGCGTATCGCGCTGGCATCGCTCGAAGCGGAGCCTGTTGAAGTCACCTTTGCTATGGCGATGGATTTTCATCATGCCCTCAACGATGGCGGTATAGGTAACGATGATATCGAAGACATCATGATTGGACTTCGGGCAGCATTCGCTAATATCACCGCCCCATCAGCGCCGGTATCTGTGCCTGATGCGATGGATGACCAGGGAGGTGTTTGCTGCGAGGTTTCGTACGCGGATGGATGGAACGCCTGCCGCGCCGCCATGCTTCAGGGTGCCGAAAACGCCGAGTCGCCAACCACTATGCAGACCGCGCCAGAACTGGATTATTCACCAAAAAACGCCGAGTCGCCCACCGGCATAAATCAGGGTAAATCCGAACCTGTAACGACGGCTTACAAGTTGCCAGAAGGGTGGGTGGCGGTTCCGGTTGAGCCGACAGAAGACATGATCGTCAATGGGTTAGAATCAGAGCCTAATGAGAGCTTTAGTGACGAGAAGGTATGGGAAGCGTACGACGCTATGAGTGGGTGCCAGCAGGCGGCGCACCGCGCGAAGCTGTGCTGGGCGGCGATGATTTCGGCAGCACCAAAGCCAGATGTACGGTAATGCCTATCAATAATCACGTCGTGTGTGAGAAATTCCTTTAAACAATATTATGCTATTGAAATAAAACGATTATTTTGTAAATTGGCTTTCCCTCCGGATTTGAATTGGTACCATCATAGTGCAGTTAAATTCAAACCGGAGGGTGTTATGGTCTGTCCTGAATGTGGTTCAACCGCTATCGGAAAAGAGGTTACTCGCAGAGGGTGGAGTGGCGACTATGTTTGCCATCAATGCGGATGCAACAATGCAAAAGACGCATTTGAAAGTGAGAATAAATCGAAGGAGAAAGCGCCAACATTGAAGTTAAAAAAGAAAGCTTCACCCATTTGATTTTGTAAAATCATCCAGCCATAATCATGTCATCGGAGCCTGAACAACTCCGGTGACTTCTGCGCATTTAAGGGGACTTAAATGCGACCACAATCTGAACTCCTCACCTTGCCACAGATGCAGAAATGCACCTGCGATTTTCTGCATTCTGCGTTACCTCTCGGAGGTGGCGCATGAAGCAGAACTTTTGCATCGTTAACGACACTGTTAAACACAACCTCATTGAATACATTCGAAATCTTCCGGTAAATCCTCGCGCGCCGATGGTTGTCGAGATCAGGGAAGAGACACGCACAGACAAACAGAACCGTCTGATGTGGCCGCTTCTGAAAGATCTCTCTGTCCAAGTCGTCTGGCACGGAGAAAGGCTTGAACCGAAGGAATGGAAGGACTTGATCACTGTTCTGGTTAGCCAGATACAGGACCCGGAGAGCGAGCAGAAATCCGCGCCGGGCATCAACGGCGGCCGCGTTTATTTCGGCGTCCGCACATCCAAATCCAGCAAGCGCTACATGGTCGACGTGATCGAGGCGATTTACTGGTTCGGCACCGACCGCGGTGTGAGGTTCTCCGAAGCATCCAGTAAGCGCATCGCCTGGGCGCAAGAGTGGAGGACTTCCCATGGGTAATCCTCTCGCACGCGTCATCACAAACGAAATCTTCCGCGTTCCGACTCGCCGTCAGCGCAAGCCAGCGGTTAAGCCGTCCGACATCCCGACCCTGAAGGACTACACCGCCCGTCTGGTCGATAAGAAATGGCTGCGTCTAGCGGCTCGGAGGAATCATGCGTAAACCATCCCGCCGTAAGTGCAAAGTATGCGGTGAATACTTCGTGCCGAAATTCCACGACATCCGGATCCGCTGGTGCAGCCCGGAGCACGGCGCAATCCTCGCGATGGAAGAGCGCGAAAAGGAGAAGGTCAAGGCCGCGGCTAAGCGCATCAAAGAGCAGAAGGAAGCCGAGAAAGCAGGGCGCAAACGCCGCAAGGAGCGACTGGCAGAGCTACGGCCTGCCGGTTACTACAAGGCGCAGGCTCAGCAGGCATTCAACGCCTACATCCGCGCGCGTGATGCTGGTTTGCCATGCATCAGCTGCGGCGAGACCAATCCTCCCGATCTGCACGGCGGCCAGTGGGACTGTGGCCACTTCAAGACGGTCGGTGCTAACCCTGAGCTGCGATTTGAAGAACGCAACGCGCATAAGCAGTGCAAATCCTGCAATGCCGGGGCCGGCAAGTACACCGCCAAAGAGGCGACGGTCGCGCAGCAATACGAAGCTGGTTTGGTCGCACGTTACGGCCAGGAATACGTCGACTGGCTCAATGGTCCCCACGAAATGACCAACTACCGCCGTGAAGACTTCATCCGGATCCGGGATGAGTACCGCGCCAAGCTCAAAGCACTGAAACAGCGGGAGGCAGCATGAACTATACCGACTTCCTCCGGTACCAGGCAGAAAGCGTTAAGCGCGCCAGCATGCCGCCAGTAGCAAAGCACAACCAGACCAAAACAAACCAGCCACAGAAGGAAGCCGCATGAACAGTCAGCAACTGGAATACGTACGTCAGCAGCTCATTGTGGCGACCGCAGATCTGAGCGGTGCGACGAAAGGGCAGCTGGTAGCTTTCGCCGAGAACGCGCAGTTCACCGCGACGGCGCGCAGCCGGGGGCGTAAGAAAATCACCGACCCGGTCACCGGCCGAAAAGTTAACCCTGACGGCCCGGCGATGAGCGGCAGCCAGTCCCGCGCGAAGGGATCATCCATCGCGCTGGTGGGCCCGGTTGAGTTCGTGACCGCATCCTGGCGCCGCGCCGTGCTATCGCTGGAAGAGCATCAAAAAGCCTGGCTGCTGTGGAACTACAGCGAGAATATCCGGTTCGAGTACCAGGTGGCGATCACTCAGTGGGCGTGGGCAGAGTTCCGGGAGCAGCTCGGCGCGAAGAAGGTGGCTGGCAAGACGATGGAGCGCCTGAAGAAGCTTATCTGGCTGGCGGCGCAGGACGTTAAAGCGGAGCTGGCAGGGCGTGAGACGTACGAATATCAGGCGCTGGCAGAGCTGGCTGGCGTGGCGAAATCGACCTGGACGGAAACGTATCTGCCTCACTGGCTGGCAATGCGTAACAGCTTTAAGCGACTCGATAGCGGTGCGCTTATCTCAGTAACGCGATCGCGTTCACAACAAAAGACGACAAATTTAGATTTGAGAGGATATAAGTAATGGACCAAGAAACTCTTAAATCTATTCTTAAGTACGACGCCTTTTCTGGTTTGTTTTCATGGGCAGTGAAAAGGCAGAAGGTGGTTGTAGGAAGCGTTGCTGGAAGCAAAAATTCTCTTGGCTATGTGCAAATAAAAATTTCTGGGAAACTTTATCATGCTCATCGCCTTGCATGGCTCTACGTGTACGGATATATGCCAGAAAAAGAGATCGATCACATAAACAGAATAAGAGACGACAACAGGATTGCCAATCTTAGAGAAGCAACCAGCCAACTTAACTCTCTTAACACTGGTATCTATAAAAATAACACATCAGGTAGCAAGGGTATTTATTATAACAAAAGAGCAAAAAAGTGGCAGGCACAGATTCTCATCGATGGAAAACGGGAGTATTTAGGTCTCTATGATGATTTAAAAAGAGCCGATATAGCATTTAGACTTGCTAATCACTTCAGACTTGCAAAACCGAACTGAAACGCATATATTTCATGTAAATCTGATATCGTCGCCATAGCTTTGATTGTCGACACAAAGAATTCAAGCAAGCCCGAGGTTAACGCCTTGGGCTTTTTATTTGCCTGTAGCTCAGAGGAAAGAGCAACCGCCTTCTAAGCGGTTGGTCGCTGGTTCGAATCCAGCCAGGCGAGCCATCAGCAAAACAAGTCGTCATCGCGGCGGCTTTATCTTGCATCAGGTGCATAACTGAATTCGCGAATACGTTATGCCGTCCGCTCCACGAAACGGAGTGCACAACAGGAAAGAGCATTTGTAGGGTTCGACTCCCTGCCATGGGGTTGCGCCACATGATGCGAGTCATGAGTGCTCTGTCCGTTGTGGTGAATGTCCTGATGGCGTCGTAAAGCGATAGCCGTGAATGCCGGATAGCAGCGCCGGCCACCACAAACCAAACCCACTACCTGGGACCCTTCGGCCAGAGAGCCGACACTGCCTTACCCTCATCTTCCTGGCTTGTCGCCAGGTTTTTTATTCCAGGCCCCGGGAACCATCCTCGACATGCCTTCTTGTTAAATCGTCCCGAGGGCCTGAACCAACTACACACGGAATAAATATGTCTGAGACCTTCACTATCGTAGGCGTTGGTCTTACATCGTCATCAGTCGGTGTAACCTTTGCCACGCTG